CTAGAGCCATTCAATAGTAACTTGTTCATCGTCGATATAAATCTTATTAATTAGTGATTTTAAATAAAGTTGCTTTTCTCTGAACTCTAAAGAGTTAAAATCAACTGTTGCTAAATCTGCTAAATTTTCTTGTATCTTTTTATTCTTCTTCAATTCCTCGTTTGCTTCTATTTGAGCCTCATAGTAATTGATTTGAGCATCTATATCAGACATCATAGCATCAAGTTCTGAAACTTCGTAAGAACCGCTGATATATAAATCAAAAAGGCGCTTCTTTTTTGTGTGTTCTATTTTAAGTTTTTCGTTTAAACTATCTAATTCGTCTTCTTTATCTATATTTCTAGAAGCGAAACTATAATTATTTACGCGATCAATGATTAATTCTTCAAGTTTGTCAGCTCTCCAAATTTTATTCCCGCATTTTTCGAGTTCATGAGTATGTTTATAAGTCTTGCAACTATAATATCTATAATGATATTTTTTACCACGCGACATTGTATCTTTTCTACGATGAACAAAGCCTAACCCGCATTTACTACAAACTACTAAATTATTTAGCAACGATGCTGAATCTCTATTCATGTTCGGATTTTTACCCATACGAGTAAATATTTCTTGAACTCTATAGAATTGCTCTTCACTGATGATAGGTTCATGAATACCTTTTACATGAACTTTATCTTTATATGAAACATAACCACAATACAAATCATTAGTTAGCCAGTTGTTATAGCGATTATATGTTCTAACTTTAAAGCCTAATTTTTTTAGTCTTTTCTGTAAAAAAGTTATACTTTGTTCTTCTTCGAAAATATCATAAATCAGTTGTAACTGTTTTGCTTCTTCTTCATTAATGTATAATTTTGTATCTATAACATCATAGCCGAACGTTCTACCTTTCGCAGTTGTTAACGGAAGACCTGCTTCAATACGCTTAATTTTCCCCATCACCATACGATCTCGGATTGTTTCGCGCTCTAGCTGTGCGAATACTGATAATATACCAATCATTGCACGACCGAAAGGGGAACTAGTATCAAGCGTTTCAGACAAACTAACAAACTCTACATTGTTTTTTAAGAAGTATTCTTCAATAAGCGTTATTGTGTCTCTTTGTGAGCGGGATAGTCTGTCTAATCGATATACGACTACAGCATCAATTTCGTGTAGTTTACTTAGCATTTCATTTAGTGCTGGACGCTTCATATTTGAGCCGGAGTATCCGCCGTCAATGAAAATATCGTATACGTCCCAATCCTTCGAGCGGCACAAGGCTGTTAGCTTTTCAGTTTGAGCTTGTATAGAGTAATTCTCTATTTGTTCTTGAGTAGATACGCGTATATAAATAGCTGCCTTCATTTCCGTTCTCCTTTCGCACATACGTTCTTTTTTCGGTAAAAAGAAAAGCCCGGAGGCTCTCTTTTAAATTTTTGCATGGAAAGTTAAACTCGCATCTGAAAATAAATTGAAAACAATTTCAATGTTTCCGCCTTCGTCAACTCCAGCATAATATTCTGCATTCATATTTTTCCCATTTAATATTTTCCCGGTGGTGTTATCAAGTGGATATCTTGTGCCCATAGTGCTGTTAGAGTCATATACATCAATATCAGAATTGACATAGTATTCATTTCCTGAATTGTTTTCAACCTTATAGCTGACCTTAATCACATTTTTGGGTTTAGTCTCATCGAATTGGTTTCTTTCAGAAGTTTTAGTGGCTGACACAAGCGTAACCGTAATACCACCAAGTGTTTGTTTATCTCCAACACTGTATTCTTTTTTTGTTTGGGCTTTTTCTCTTTCTTCAATAAACGTATTTACGGCAGCTGGAAGATTCTCGTTATAGTGGTTATCTGCTAAAGCTTTTACACTAGCGCCGATTCTATAGCTTATATCAGAAACAGAATCGTAATTAGAGTTTTCTATGTTTTGTTTAAAGTCAGTAAGATTATTTAAATAGTTATTTAAGTCAACTTTAAATGAACTATCAATACTCTTATTATTCATCAATGTTTCTATCTCATCTAATTGCTGTGCTAACTTATTGTTTAATTCATTTACGCCTTGCAAATCTTCATCCGTCATCGAATTAATAATATTAACATACAAATAGCCTGTCGACTCGTAATAGCTTTCAAACTCTTTAGGAGTGAACTTTTCTTTCTCAGACTCTTTGAAATTTGATTTATCATTAGTATCCGTTACTTGTATATCGTTTTTTTCATTTCCGCAACCGACCAAGATAATACTAAAAGCTAATAAAAAACCTGTTAATAAAACAATCCCTTTTTTCATGATTTAGTCTCCCTGTTAATTATTTTTCATATTTTGAATAAAAAAGGTGCGGAGTTATCTTTTAATCAACGCCAGACATTAATTTTATTGCTTTATCACTGAACTCAGCATTTTTTTGAATTCATGATTTTTTAATCCTAAGCTTTCTTTTTGTTCTTTATGCATTTCTTGATATATATTTTCTACTATTTTAGATTCAACAGTGGATAATTCTCTGTTATAATTATGAGCATTTGAGTAAATACTTTTAATTTCTTCCTGTTGTGCAACAACGTCATCTCTAAGTTTTTTTATATTATTATAATCATCTTTTAAGATATTTTGGATTGAGATAGAATATTCATCGTAATGTTTAATAAAGTCGTCTGATCTTTCGGTAATATTATCTCCCATTTTAGTAAAAGGATTAATTACTATTTGCGGATCAATTGTTACATCGTTATTAAACGATTTGATGCCCGAGTTAGCTTCTTTTGCAAATTTATTAAATTCGTTTGTTGACTTATTTGCCTTTTCCAATACCTCTTTGTCTTCCCTTGATAACCCTTTTCCCCATTCGGAAGTATAAACTTGTGTATACCAAAATAAAGAAACAATGCCGATGATAACCAATAAAAAAATCACCCAAAACCACCATTTTTTTAACAAGTAACTATACTTACTCATCCCGTTATCTCCTTTTTATATGTACCCAACCCGCGGCCGCGAACTGGTTACATAGTTATATTTTATTCAAAAGCCTTGCGACATCTTCTAACTTTTCGCTTTGACTTAATCTACTATCAATAACTATGAAAACTTCCTTTTTTAAAGTGAATGAACAAGAAGTAAATTCGTGTTCTAGTATCACTACATCATGTTGCATGTTCAGTTCATCTAGTTTTTTCATGTATTTATACCCCGTTGTTTTTTATTGCAACGTTGCACCTATATTATACATAATTTTCGTGGAATATATCACGTTTTCACACAATGTTAATAATTAACTTCAATAACAAGTAATTAAGTTACAAGTCAAGAGGTTTAATAGTAAATAAATTACACATTACTTCTTTTTTTGTTGCTCGTAATATTCAATAAATGTTTTGACCGCTTTAACAGCCTCCTCGTCATCCATGACACGTGCAGCAACTGCTTTAAAATCTGGATTTTCCTCTACGAACTTTGCCACGTCAGCATCTTTTTTCGCTGCAATATCTGTGATGTCTATTTCCTCTTCATTAGCATATTCTTTTCTTTTTTCTTCTATATAAGCGAGAATTTCCTCCATTTCCTCTTCTGTTGCGTTTGAATCGATGTGAGCGGCGATTGTGTCGATAAAACCGTTATTACTTCTACCTAGCAAATAATCAGTTGAAACTCCAAAAATATTCGCCAATTTAACTATCGTTTCCATGTCTGGCTCATTTCTACCATTTTCAATATGCGAGTAAGCTCCTCTGGAAATTCCTAATATTTTTGAAATATCTTCTTGCGTTTTATTATTATTTTTTCTTAATTGTTTAAGTCTGTTGCCAAACATTTTTCACACCGCCTTTAAAAAAATATTAACATGAATTAGATACTAAAGGTATCTTTTTGAGTAAAAATATACAAAATGTATCTAAAAGACTTGACGATACAAAAAGTATCATGTATATTATATGTATCAGATACAAAATGTATCGAAAAGAGGTGATTAAAAGTGAGATTATCTTTTAAAGAAAAAAGAAATAAAGCTGGCTTGACTCAAAAGGAGTTAGGGATTGCTGTGGGGTTGGCGGAAATCTCTATAAGAAAGCTTGAGAATGGAGAGAGAGATCCAAGTATAAATACAGCGGTGAAAATTTCAAAAGCTTTAAATTCTAATATGGAAGAAATTTTTCCAGATATTTTTTTGAATATTAATGATACAAAATGTATCTTAATTAAAAATTAACCAAAATAGGAGGCTAGAAAATGAAAAAAATTGCATTTACAAACTCTTTCCTAACTAAGAGAAATAGAAAAGAGTCAGTACTCACCATTGAATTAAGTATAACTGGCGAAGATTTTAGCGATTTAAGTATTTTGCCGGAACTTTATTCAGAAATTAATTCATTAGCTAGTAGATTATCGGAAAAAACTAACGGCGATTTGGGCAAAAGAAAATAGGAGGGTAGAAAATGAACATAAGATATTTGAGTAAGAAAAGAAGTGAAGAAAAAGATTTGATTTTTAAAACCAAAAACATACTACCAGAAAACTTGAAATCGTTAAATATTGAGATGCAAGGAGATAGAAATTGTTGTAGTGGACTATTAGAAATTAATGGAAAGCAATTAGGAAAAGGAATTACAGCAGTGAAGTTAGATTTAAAAGCAGGATCGTTGCCAATTGTGCAAGTCAAATATCATCCATTCACAATCAGCGAAGAAATGCGAAGACTGCTTTGGTCTGGAAAATACTAAAAATCATATTGGAGAGTAAACGAAATGGGAGGCTAGAAAATGAGTAACGAAGAGTTAACTTTGTCAATCAAAACTAGTCAAAGAGAAGATGGGTCTGCATATAATGCCATTCAACTTGGTGACTGGAAAGTAGGACGATTTGTAACAGGTGTTCATTTAGAAATACTAGGCGGTAAACGACCAAAGTTAATTATTGAATGCTATCCAGAAAGAATAGATGTGGATGGTTTAGAAGTAGAGGCTTTTTTAAAACAAATAGAGGAGGAAGAAAAATGAATAACATCAAACAAGCAATTATTAAATTAGAAACAATTTTAGAAAATGGTAATGAAAAAGAGAATAGATTATTCGTTAAGTACAACACTATAAAAAACATTTTAGATTTACTTGAAAAAGATCAAGAGCTAAAAATTATCGAAATGGAAGTAGAGCTGAATGGAGTAGAGGATTCCATAGAAAACGCTACTTTGTTAGGGACTAGATTAAGTGAAGCCAACTCTTTGGCTGAAGAATTGGCTAACACTATAAACTCGTTAGAAATTAAGGTGAAGTGAAGCTTTTCCAAAAAGAATAGGAGGTTAAAAAATGAAGGACTTTGAAATGATGGAAGCAATTAAACAAAAACGGCTTGAATGTAAATTAGTAATTTTGGAAAATTTTGAATCGAGTTTTAAAGAAGCCCTCAATAAGGGAGATTCCGCCATGGTGTCGGCTTTAGCGGAATCATTGAAAACAGTTATTAAATAGTGAACTCAATGTAAAGGACATCATTTGAGTTCATTAGAAAAACTTTCGATAAATCGTTTTCTAACTCGTTTGCACCCTTATAAATGATTTTGTAAGTTTTATCGGCTTCTAAATAAAAATCATTTAAATCAAAACTTTTGTTATCTGGAAAAGATGTAATGCTTATAACGCTCATTAGAGCAATGGGCTGGTCATCAGAGATACCTTTGAACATTATATCCATGCGATTTTTCACAAATTCCACCTCCCTTCACAAAAACTATAGCACTGTGAAAGGGCGAACAGAAAGGAGAACAAAATGTCAAATTTACAAGTAATTGCAAATGAAATGTTACCAGTTTTAGAAAATGAAAAAGGCGAGAAATTTGTAAATGCACGGGAACTACATCAAAGCTTGCAAGTCGGTAAAAAATTTGCTACTTGGATTACCGATAAGTTTAGTAATTACGGATTTTTAAAGGATGAAGACTATTTCCCAATTTTGGGAGAAAGTACATTTGGCAGACCTCGAACAGAATACTTACTAACTTTAGACACTGCTAAAGAATTAGCAATGGTACAAAACAACGAAATGGGTCGAGCAATTAGAAAATACTTCATTGAAGTAGAAAAACAAGCGAGGAAATTAGCAACTGAATATCCAGCATTTTCTTACATGATAGATGACCCAGTCGCTAGAGCTAAAAAGTGGATTGAGGAGCAACAAGAGAAGCAAGAAGCATTAAAGCAAATCGAGGAACAAAAACCGAAAGTGATTTTTGCAGATGCTGTACAAACGAGCGAGAATACAGTTTTAGTAAAAGACTTAGCGACAATCCTTAAACAAAATGGCTTAGATATTGGGCAAAACAGGCTTTTTGAATGGCTAAGAGGAAGCGGATATTTGCTAAATAAAGGGACTTATTATAACAAGCCATCGCAAAAGGCAATGAACTTGGGATTATTCGAGCAAAAAACGCATATTCATACAGATAGGAATGGATTAATGGTGACAACATACACGCCGAGAGTGACCGGCAAAGGGCAAGTTTACCTATTAAACAAACTACTTGAAGAACATGGTTTAGTTTTAAGCTAAGCACCGCCTACCACAACGGTGCTTACAGACAACTTAGTCACTGGGGAGCGACTAACAATAGTATATAACGATAAGTTGTTAATTAGTCGCTGAAAAAATAACAAAAAAGGATTGAGATATTATGTTTCAAAAATCAACATCAGCGCCAACCGCGATGCAAGTTTTAGCAGAAACTCGCACGCAAAAAGAGCTAGCGATTGATAGTTATGTAACACCAGCACTAATAAGCAACCAGTTGAAAGGAAAGCGTACAGTTTCACTTGAACAAGCAGAACATTTAATTGATAGCTACAACGAACCTGAAAGCACATATTTATTCGCACATGAATTTTCAAATGGAATGATACCACCTTTATTTGACGGCTTAGACAACCACCACGCTTCTTTAACCAACCGCTTTGAACTAGAAGTTGAAGAAGCGATAAACACGCTGAAAAATGGCTTAGAGACGATGACGTTCAATTTAAGAAAAGGCGACATGATACAACGAGAAGCAGCTAAACAAGCTATTTCAGAAATAACAGATGTAGTTGCATCTGCTTTAACTCTGAACGCAAGTATTGCAAGAACTTTCAACATAGATTTACAACAAGTTTTAAACAAACGTGATCAATATTATCAAAAATCTGGACTGGTAAGGAGTTGCGGGAAATGAGCGAAGTTTTAGTATCGGCTAGTTATGAAGGCTACGAGTCGAAGGATATTAATTTCACAGAAATAAACAATATTGTAAAAGAGCGATTTAAAAAGATTGATGAATCTGAGCGCAAAAAAAGAGCTGAAGCATTTAATAAAAAATATGAAGTCACTAAAGAGTTTGTAAATGGACATTTACGCGAAATTATTATCCCGAGGCGCGCAATATGAAGAACCAACTTTTGTTCAGCATCTTAGTAATAGTAGCGGCGGCATTAGCGTTAATAAACTTATGTAATTTGATTTTAATTCTAATTTTAATTTAGGAGGCTACAACAATGGCAGAGCGAATTTTTCGTAAGCAAACGATTTTCGGGAATAGCGAGATTTTCATAGACGACAGAACGAAAATGATAGCTAATCCGGCTTTCAGACAGAAGATAGCTTTAATTGAAACAGGATGCGAGAAAATGACGGACTATATCGAAGAGTTAAAACTAAAGGGTTATGAGGAGGTCACAAGATAATGGATGTATTTATGGTAATGATTTTCGTGTCGTTTATGTCTGTAATCGCAGGTTTTTGGCTGAGAGGAAGTGATAAACATGGTTGAGAATCCACTTGTGGTTGATGATCTTTGGGACGATGGTTTTAGGCATTAAAAAAGACCCGCGTAGCAGCGCAGGTCCGAGATTTGAGATATTACCTTAACAAAATTATACCTCAGGTCCATTAAAAAATCAATGGAGGTAACATATATGGCTATTGCAAAAGAAAAGACAATGAACATTTTAGCAAGCATCAAAGATATGGATAGGACGCAATGGTTGTTAACTCGTCGGCAAGGCATCGGCGGAAGTGATGCAGGAATAATCATGGGATTAAACAAATATAAGACAGCTTTCGAGCTGTGGCTAGATAAGACGGGTCAAATATTACCAGACGAATCAGCGGGAGAAGCAGCATACTGGGGAAATCAAATGGAAGAAGTTGTCGCAAAAGAATTCGAAAAGCGAACTGGCAAGAAAGTAAGACGTAGCAACATGATGTATCAACATCCAGAGCATGATTTTATGTTGGCAAACGTTGATAGGTTTGTGGTTGGTGAAGACGCTATTTTGGAATGTAAAACAGCATCAGCATACTTAGCAAAGGAATGGGAAGCTGACGAAGTACCAGCGCCTTATCTAGTGCAAATACAACACTATTTAGCGGTCACAGGTAAAAGCAAAGCCTATGTAGCTGTTCTAATTGGAGGAAATAAATTTATTTGGAAAGAAATTGAACGCGATGACGAGTTAATCAATCAAATAATTGCTTTTGAGTTAGATTTTTGGGAAACGAACGTAAAAGGACATGTAGCGCCGGCGCTAGACGGTTCAAGTGCCGCAGAAAAATATTTAAAAGATCGTTTTGCTAAGTCAGAAGCTAAACAAGTTATTTTATCAAAAAAATACAACGAATTTTTGGCTGAAAGAGCAAATTTAGAACGCGATATAAAGCTTTTAGAGACACGAAAGAAAGAAATTGATAATAATATCAAGAATGATTTAAAAGAAGCTGAAACAGCCATCGCAGACGAATTTACGATTACTTGGAAGCCTGTTATTACTTCAAGAGTAGACACTAAACGTTTAAAAGAAGAACATCCAGACATTTACAAAAAATTACGTAAAGAAACTAGTTATAGAAAATTTGCAGTGAAGGAGAATAAATAATGGCAACTAACGATGAATTAAAAAATCAATTAGCAAATAAACAAAATGGAGGGCAAGTAGCAAGCGCACAATCATTAGACTTAAAAGGTTTGCTAGAAGCACCGACAATGCGCAAGAAATTCGAAAAGGTACTAGATAAAAAAGCGCCTCAATTTTTAACTTCCCTTTTAAATCTTTATAATGGCGACGACTATTTACAAAAAACTGACCCGATGACAGTTGTTACTTCCGCCATGGTAGCGGCAACACTAGATTTACCGATTGACAAAAATTTAGGTTATGCGTGGATTGTTCCTTACAAAGGCAGAGCACAGTTTCAGCTTGGTTATAAAGGATACATCCAGTTAGCACTACGCACAGGACAATATAAAAGCATTAATGTTATCGAAGTGCGCGAAGGTGAGCTACTGAAATGGAACCGACTTACTGAAGAAATCGAACTAGATTTAGACAACAATACAAGTGAAAAAGTTGTTGGCTACTGTGGCTATTTCCAGTTAATTAATGGCTTTGAAAAAACGGTCTATTGGACTCGTAAAGAAATAGAAGCGCATAAACAGAAATTTAGTAAATCGGATTTTGGATGGAAAAAAGACTACGATGCAATGGCTAAAAAAACTGTTCTTAGAAACATGTTAAGCAAGTGGGGGATTTTATCCATCGACATGCAAACAGCGGTTACAGAGGACGAAGCAGAGCCTAGAGAGCGAAAAGACGTTACAGACGATGAATCAATACCGGACATTATAGAGGCGCCTATAACGCCGTCTGACACGTTAGAAGCTGGCTCGGTAGTTCAAGGGTCAATGATCTAATTTGAAAGGAGAAAAGAAGCATGTCACATGGGTGGGTTAAATTGCATAGAGATTTGAAAGAAAAGCCTATATGGAGAAGCTCTACACCCGAGCAAAAAACCATCCTTGTGACTTTGTTAATGATGGCAAATCACAAGGAAAACGAGTGGGAGTGGATGGGGAAACCTTTCAAAGCAAAACCAGGTGAATTCGTCACAAGTATTAAGTCAATTACGGAGGAATGCGGCAAAGGTATCTCTTCGCAAAATGTCAGGACAGCTCTAAAAAGATTTGAAAATTACGGATTTCTAACAAAGGAATCAACAAAGGTAAACACCCTTATAAACATAGTGAACTGGGGCGTTTATCAAGACTCGGAAAATAAATCTAACACACTTGCTAACAAACAGCTAACAAACGACTCACAAACAGCTAACAAACAGCTAACAACTAACAAGAATGTAAGAACTAAAGAATGTAAGAATAACAACAACAACAGCGATTTAAATTTCAAGGATTTTTGGGAACAAAACGGATTCGGAATGATGCTTCCAATCGAACTCGAAAAATTACTTGCTTGGGTAGATGATTTTGCAGGTAATCGAGAAATTGTCATGAAGGCTTTAGAAGTTACATCAGAACAAGGAGCTAACAAACGTAATTACGCCTATGTTAATAAAATTCTTAAAAACTGGGAAAGCAGAGGATTTAAAACAATAGCTGATGTTGATGCAGCGGAAAAACAACGGCAGATAGAGCTAGAACAGAAATATAACAAGCCGTTCAACAAATACAACAAACAAACAAAACCAGAAGTATTGCCAGATTGGTTCGGCAAAGAGCAGAAACAAATAAAACAAGAAACTTCAACAACAGAATCAAGCGAAGACTTAGAAAAGAAAGTCGCTGAAATTAAAGCGAAATTAGCGGCTAGGAGCGAGGTGCAGGCGTGATATTAACAACGGAAACAATTAATAATTTAATCGGAATAAAAGAATCATATCAAGCATCTGATGCGCTAATGAAAATATTGTTTGATAGAGAAAAACGAGAAGAGATATTTAAGAAGTTTTTACAACATGATACGCATTTAGAAAAAGATTGGTTTCACGTCTATTTTGAAGAAGAACATGCGAATAAAAAGAAATATGCACAAGATTTTACACCAGTTGCAATAAGTAGCGTTGCATCGCAATTAGTAAGAGGATTAACAGATGGTCAGGGAGGAACAAGACTAGATGTTGCCGCTGGTACAGGTAGTTTAACGATTCGAAAATGGTATGAAGATTGCCTAAAATATTCGCCGTTTGATTATCTACCATCTATGTATTTGTATCAATGTGAAGAATTATCAGATCGTGCGTTACCTTTTCTTCTTTTCAATTTATTAATTAGAGGAATGAACGCAACAGTTATTCACGGGGATGCGCTAACAAGAGAAGCGAAACAAATGTATTTCATTCAAAACGATAAAGACGATTTATTAAATTTTAGTTCTTTCAACATCATGCCACACAGTGAAACCGTAGAGAAGGAATTTAATATTCATAAATGGCTAGAACCAGTTATCGAACATATAGAAAGCCCTCTTTCAGTAGCTGATAGATATTTAAATGAGTTAGAAATAGAGGACGAAGAAACATCACAATTGAAACTTTTTTAGGAGGGAAAACATGGCTAAGAAGCAAAAAGAAATACTATTTTGTGACTACTTTGAAGAGTGGGTCGAAGTGTATAAAGTGGGAGCAATTGCAAAAATAACACTAGCTAAATATTATAATGCAGCAAAACAACTTCGAGATATATGCCCAAAACTTTTTATCTCAGATTTTGACAGACGAGAATATCAACGAATTATTAATGTTTATGCTGAAACACATGAGAAACAGACCGTAAAAGACTTTCATCATCATGTAAAAGCGTGCATTAAAGATTTGTTTCATGATGGATTAATAGATAAAGACCCGACTTATAGAGTTGTTATAAAAGGAGCAGAACCGACAAGAGCGAAAAAACGGAAATTCTTACAGAAAGAGGAGTTATCGAAGTTATTACAATCACTCGATACGAGCCAAATTGGCTTCGGATGGTTCGTAATGCTCGTAGCTAAGACCGGGATGCGCTATGCCGAAGCTTTAGCCATTACTCCTGCTGATTTTGACTGGACAGCACAGACTATATCTATCAACAAGACATGGGATTACAAATATAACAAGGGATTTGCTAAAACAAAAACATTGTCGTCAGTAAGGACTATCAAAATAGACTGGCAAATCGTCGGGCAGTTCAAACCACTTATAAAAGATTTACCAGAAAATGAACCCATTTTCGTTGAAAAATTTGGAGACGGCACTTACAAACGTCAATTCAATTCAACCATCAACAATTTTTTAGCTGCTAAATGCAAAGAAACAGGCATTACACAGATTAGCTTTCACGCATTACGGCATACGCATGCAAGCGTATTGCTGGCAGAAGGTGTTTCGATTCATACGATTTCAGCACGATTAGGACATGCTGACGTAGGTGTCACACAAGAAACTTATGCGCATGTGTTAGACGAATTACAAAAGAAAGATGATCAAAAAATGTTATCTGTCTTGATGCAGATTGCGTAGCGAGGTGATTAGATGCGAAAAAATTGGACAGATGAGGAAATCAGAGTTTTACAGAATAATTACGAATACGTAGACACTGAAATAATAGCTAATTTTTTAAATCGCTCATATCATTCAATAAAAAACAAAGCGACGCGACTTGGGATAAGTAAAAATTATGATTGGACAGAAGATGAGGATATTTATTTAGAGTATTTTGTTTATGAAAACGACGACAATATTAGCAAAGCTGCCGAATTTTTAGGACGTACAAAAGATGCAGTTATAAACAGACTAGTGAAGTTAAGAAAAAGAGATTCTTCAGTTTCTTTTATTAGGCGTCCGTGGACCAAAAAAGAAGATGAGATACTAAAAAATAATTATATTATTATGTCGAATGACCAATTAGCTGAACGATTAAGAAGAACAAAAGCCTCTGTAGCGGCAAGAAAGGTACTGTTAGGACTGACAAACAAACACATGTCTAAAGAAGATGACAAAATGATTCGTCATCTTGGAAATCAAGGGTACACAATCAAAGAGATTTCAGCAGAAATGAATTTGTCTTATTGCTTAGTTAAAAACTATATAAGAAATCACCGAATCAATTATAGAAGGGAATCAAAAAACGAGATGAATGGTTGGCGAAAAGAAGCAGATGCGACCTATTCGCATTATATTAACTCTAAAAAAATCAAGGAGGAACAAGCATGAGATTTAAAAAAGGCGAAAACGTACACGTAATTGCAGGCAATGAATTGTTAAGTGGTTGGTACAACGGTAAAGAGTTTGGAACAGGCAACTCTTTAGTGAAAGTTTCTAAGGACAAGATAATAGCTACTAAAGATTGTTTTATTGCTAAAGAAAAGGAAGCAGAGTTGGTAGTAGTTCCGCGATTTGCCGATGACTGGATAAATCACTGTGAACAAAGAGAATACGATTTAGCTTGTTTGTTAGATTATGGCAATGCAGGTATGCCTGATGAAATGTACGGATGGTTAATTTCATCAGCTGATAATCAAGAACTACTCGCCCGCGCGTGGCTTGACGGCTACGAAGTCGAGAAAGAACCGCTTTATTGGGTACAACTTATTACTAATTCTTTGGGGTATCTCAATGTACGAAATGATGGTCGTCGGTCTTTAAGTGATAGTGTTCAAAATGACATTTTTAAAACACAATTTACAGAAGCAAAAATCAAAGAAATGGACGAACGTTATTGGCAGTTTGCTGTTCCTGTTAGAGATTTGGAGGGTGAAGCATGAGAGAGATTGAGTTTAGAGGTAAACGAATAGATAACGGAGAATGGGTTTACGGTAATTTAATGCAGTTTGAGGATAGAGCTACTTTCATTTTTGCAGATGAACGAAAAGGCGCTAGCACATTAACTTATGCACATTTTATTATTAATAACATGCACGCGATAGACGAAAAAACACTTGGAAGCTGTATAGGTCGCGAAGATGAAGACGAAAAAACTATTTTTGAAAATGACATTGTGCAAGTAGTTTTAGAACACTGGCCAATGGGATACTACCAAGAAGTAGAATACATTGGAGTGGTTAAATATGACACGGATATATGTGCGTATTATCTTGATTTGATTAAGCCTCCTGCTGTTAGTGGCGAAACGATACCGGATGAAATCGACGGAATTAAAATTACAAGAGAAGACTCGGAAGATTTCGATACAAGATTCTACTTCGATGCTAGCGTTGATTCAGCAGCTATGACAGTGATAGGCAACATACACGAAAATTCGGAAATATTGGAGGAACAGTAAATGACGTTAAGAGAAGCATTAGAGAAGCACACAAGATATATCATGTTTTGTGGCATGTGCGAGTGTGGAGAAGCTAAATATGATTTGATCGTGGACGGCGATTTGACGTATCCGCCTGTACATGAATCAACTATTTTGGAAGTAAATCCGGATTTGTTGGAGGTGGCAGAATGAAACAAGAAGAGTTAGACATCATATTAGAGAATCATGGGAAATGGCTCCTCAACGAAGGTGGCGAGAGAGCGAATTTAAGTAATATTGACTTAAAAAACACAAATTTAAGATTTGCAAATTTAAGACTTGCATATTTAAGGGGTGCAGATTTAAGTAATGCAAATTTAAGTTATGCAAATTTAAGTTATGCAGATTTAAGTTATGCAGATTTAAGTTGTGCAAATTTAAGACTTGCATATTTAAGGGGTGCAGATTTAAGTAATGCAAATTTAAGTTATGCAAATTTAAGTTATGCAGATTTAAGTTATGCAGATTTAAGTTGTGCAAATTTAAGAGTTGCAAATTTAAGTTATGCAGATTTAAGTTATGCAAATTTAAGAGGTGCAAATTTAAGTGGTGCAAATTTAAGTTATGCAGATTTAAGTTATGCAAATTTAAGAGGTGCAAATTTAAGTGGTGCAAATTTAAATTGGGTAAACTGGCAACATGTAGAAGGCTTAACAGTTATCTGCGTACAAGTAGATACAACTAGAAAAAACAATCAAATAACATATATCAAAGAATTAGATATATGGATAACAGGTTGTTTCCAAGGAACATTAGATGAGCTTAAAGCGTCTGTTGAACAAACGCATAAAGATAATGAAAAGCTTAGAAAGAGATATTACAGAGTGATTGATTTTATTTTGAAAGAGGTGGCGGAATAATGTGCGAATTTTGTACTAGTGATAACACAAAGCTAGAACTTGAGTGCGTAGGCGATTATGCACATGTGAAACTGGAAAGTTGTATTAACTTTTTAGGGGATTCTGTGCATTGTTTAGCAGTTGAAGAAGCGGAAGGTTATCCCAGATTTTACACAGAAATCCATATAAAATATTGCCCAATGTGCGGAAGGAGTTTGGGATAAATGACTAAAACGCACGAATTAAAAATAACACCCGAATTTTTTGCAGCTGTGACGGAAGGACGAAAAACCTTCGAAATTAGAAAGAATGACCGTGATTTTCATGTAGGAGATATTTTGATTTTACGCGAATGGAACAATGAATTTTCAGGCTTTCAGATCGCTGTTGAAGTAGTTTACATGACAGATTATGAGCAAAAAGACGGATTTGTAGTTCTGGGGATTGTATAGGAGGTTGGAATAAATGGAGCAGAAATCAATAAAAGAAATCAATAATGAGATTAGTTTGTTAGGTAATAAAGGAAATATTTCAGACGGTTCGCATACATTCGAGGAACTCTACTTTCACAGAATGGTATTATTTGCGATCGTATGTAATGCTAATCATTTAAAAAGTTGGAAATCTAAAAAACATGAAGATGGTTCTATGTTTGACAATTATTTTATTGTCGGTATCTCTACGTCGAAAGGTATGTTTTCTTATCACTATCACCTAGAAAATTGGAACTACTTTGATGTTCCGGAACTGGAATTTGCCCCCGCGTGGGATGGACACACCGCTAACGATGTTATCAGACTTTTAGATATTTAATTAGGAGGAAATGGGATGAACAGTGTTATACATTTATTCAGCTTCAATGATTATGTGGGTTATATGATATACATGCACAAAAAGGGGTACAGGTGGTCCGATGGGACCCCTTTAACCCCTGCTAGTTATGAAGAGTGGGACGTTAAAGGTCGGGGAACGTATGTGTTGGAGAATTACAAATCAAAAACAATCAGTCGTGTGTCTATTGGATATGTTACACAGACGCCACGTCCTAATATCATCCCTTATTTTGAGAAAACGAACTATGTAGGATACCCCGAACCAATCAAACGCGACCTGAACGCGGAAATGCTGACCGAAAAAGAAAGTCGGGTAATCAAGAAAGAAGCCTTTGACGCATTAGTCAAGCCCCAACATAGAATGAAGGACGAAATCAGCCAACCATCACATTATACATCTGGGGGAATTGAACCCATCAAATTTATTCAGAGTCACAACATGAATTTTGAAAAGGGTAACATCATCAAATACGTAACCCGAGCAGGTAAAAAGGAAGGTCAGAATGAGGTCAAGGACTTGAAGAAAGCTAGACAGTATCTTGACTTCTTAATTTGGAAATTGGAGGAGAAAAACGAATGATGAATCGTGTAGTACTTGTAGGTCGATTAACAAAGGATCCTGAATTACGTTACACTCCAGCTGGTGTGGCAGTTGCGACTTTTACATTAGCTGTAAACCGCACTTTCACTAATCAGAATGGAGAACGAGAAGCCGACTTTATTCAATGTGTTGTTTGGCGTAAACCAGCGGAAAACGCAGCTAATTTCTTGAAGAAAGGAAGCATGGCGGGCGTTGATGGTCGAATACAGACTCGAAATTATGAGGATAACGACGGTAAACGCGTTTTTGTTACGGAAGTAGTTGCTGAATCAGTTCAATTCTTAGAGCCTAAAAATAACAACGCAGAAGGCGCTACATCGAATAATTATCAAAGTGGGTCTAATTATTCAAATAACAACCAAACAAGCTCATATCGAGCTGATACGAGCCAGAAGAGCGATTCATTTGCAAACGAGGGTAAACCGATAGATATTAATCCGGATGATTTACCATTTTGAGCGAAAGGGTGAATAAAAATGACAGCAGAAACAGCGCTAGAAAATATTAATAATCTGAGTAAAAGATTAGCGAGCATCAGATTTATGGCTAATGCGATTGCAGAAGTCACAAACTACCAAATTAGCGAAATCGAACAAATGGGGGACGAAGAAATTGAGGCGAAATATACGGCGTACGTCATTAACGAAGCAAACGAGTACGCGAAATAAATACAATGCGAAGAAAGTTGTTATTGACAATATAAAGTTCGATAGCAAAGCAGAAGCAGCATATTATCAGCAATTGAAACTATTAAAAATGGGCGGTGAAGTAGTGAGCTTCGATTTACAGCCAGAGTTTGTGCTACAAGAAAGCTTTCGGAAAGACGGAAAACTGTATCATGCGATTAAATATAGAGCTGATTTTCTCGTTCGATACAAAGATGGTCACGAAGAATTAATAGACGTCAAAGGCATGTTAACAAACGAGTTTATACTCAAACGAAAACTATTTGAAATGCGTTATATGCAATCAATTAAGTGTGTGAAATTAAAAGGCGGACAATTCGTGGAGGTGTGATAAATGGCGGTAATGGAGATGACGAAGAATAAAGAGAGACAGCGGGAAATTATTGGTTATATAGCAAATAACGATGTAGAACTAGGCGAATTACTAAAGTTGCAAAAAGAGTTAAACAATCTGATGAAAGAAAATACAGAAGAAAAGCAAAAAACTTATTGGACAAAAACGTTTGATCGCATCGTGAAAAAGAAAAAATGGGCGGAAATTACAATTCGTGAATTCGCTGATTTACGCAACGCAGGACTAACATGTTACGCAATTGCAGAGCATTTCAAAGTGTCGAAGTCAACAGTTTTAAATTATACGCAAAGAAATAAAAAAGAATACTATCAGATTTTTGACATGAACGAATATCAAAAAAATAAGGAGATATGGAATGATTGATAAAGTAGCGAAATTTATTGGAGCTGTTACTATATACGCTCTTTGGGTCCTAGTACTGATTTTCGTACTAGGCTTAGCAGTTAAAGGGATATTTTGGGCTTGGAGTAATATGTTTTAAATAATTACAAGGGGGCGACTTTATGGGACAATTATTCAATCTACCACAAATTGAAGATATAAACTACATTCAGACAGTCGGAGCAGTAAGAAAGTTCTTTAAAGACTATTTAACGCTGCGAGTGATGGCTGGTGATCGTAAATTTCCAACTATGACGACTATGTACAAGATTACGCCACCAAATTTTGGCAATGAGTTTCATTCGAAAGTAGAAGATGCTGCAATTCATAATGTCGATAACGTTCATGCAGCACAAGAAGCGGTTAAAAAATACGATGCTATTTTGAATCAACTTGAGCACATCCATAGAAAGATACTGTTCGAGAAGTTCATTCATAACCTACAAGATATAACTATTATGCTTGATATTCCTTATGAAGAGAGACAGTACAAAAGAGAAAAACGTAAGGCTGTTATTGAACTGGCGACTACTTTAGGAATTGAAGTGTTAAATTGAAAATGGCACTTTTCTGGCACTTTTTGAGTAAAAAAAGGTGATAAAATGTTATTAGTGAGAAGTGAAGATGATTACAAAAATAAAATCTTATATTGAGTCTGCGCTCCACTTCTCATTTATAATCTTATGATGATATAGCAGGAGATTGCTATGTTGCCTGGCAGAGGCTTTGTATCTGGCCACTAGTCTCAACAGATGACGACACTTCTGTTCAATCTCATATCCTATCCTCACTGGATGTAAAACACGCATGTGGCGCTGACTGGTGCGTTAACCAGTTTGTTTATATTAAAATAGAACCTCTAACACCTCTCAAAGAAGTGTCCCACGGTAGGGCGATAATTGGCTCCGAATTTCGGGGCTTTTTTGATACATAAAAATAAGGGGGATACGCATGGCAATTCCGAAACAGGTGAAAATAGGCGCTGTTAATTACGTCGTTCAAGAAAAACAAGTTGTTGATAATGATAATTCGAATTGGGGTGCGTGTGTATTTCATGATAATCATATTGAAATTTCAACCGGACTTTCAGAAGAACGAAAAGAACAAACATTAGTTCATGAAATACTACATGCAATCTTTTATGAATCGGGCTTTGAAGAGCAAGACGAGGATGTAGTAAATAGAGTCGGAATTACATTGCACCAGTTTTTGAAGGACAATAATTTATTTCATAAGCAAGATGTAATTTAGATATTAAAAATAAGGAGTGGTAAAAAATGAATAATCAAGAATTTATAGACAAATGTAAAGGCGTTGTTTTAAATTACGCTAACAGTCATTTAGACAAAAGCGATAAAAAAGAAATTGGCTTAGATGATGTTTTTGTAGTATGGAGTTGTAAAACATTACAAAACAGCAAAGCGCTACTAAGCACAACGTTGTACGATGGCATGTATTATGAATGTACTTTCAATGGCGACAAATCAGAATTGTATTTTGACGCATACAAAAAATGGGAAAATAAAAAAATTAGTATTTGAGTCTAGGTGTTCCTAGGCTCTTTATTTTATCAAAATAAAGGGAGTTGGTGATATGTAGTGAAACTAACCGAAAAACAAAAACGATTTGCAGATGAATATATAAAATGCGGTAATGCTACAGAAGCCGCTCGCCTTGCTGGTTATAGCTCGAAAACGGCTAATCGTATAGCAACAGAAAACTTGTCAAAACCAGTTATTAAAGGCTATATAGACAAGGCTTTAAGTGAACTCGAAGAAAAGCGAGTGATGGGCTACACAGAGGCAATGCAATTATTCACCGAAATAGCTCGAGGTGAAATGGAAGAAGAAGTAATTGTTTCGAATGGTGATGGTTTTTCCGTCGTTACTAAGAGTGCTGACATCAATCAACGAGTATCAGCGCTAAAAGAGATTGTTAAACGCCACGTTGCTGGCGGTAGAGACAAATTACAAGAAGAGCTTATTCAAGCGCAAATTGATAAGTTAAGAGCAGATACAAAACAAGAAGGTAATCAAGGAACAACTACTATCATCATGTCAAATGTTGACGAAATGCAAGCCTACCTTGATAAAAAGGCAGGTGGCGACGATGAACGCGATGATACACAAACAACTAATTGATTACCAGGTTATCAATGTAACAGATATGATTAATCCCGCTTTTTATGACTTGTGGCTATCTAAACATAATCACATCATCGCTAAGGGCGGGCGTTCTTCTATGAAGTCGTCTGTTATCAGCTTAAAGCTCGTAGAAAAGAAAATGGCTAATCCGCAATCTAATATGGTGTGTCTTCGTAAAGTAGCTAATACACTTTATAAATCAGTCTATCAGCAGATTAAATGGGCTTTGTATGAAATGGGTGTTGCTGACCAATTTAAATTTGGTAAGTCGCCAATGGAAATCATCCACAAAGAATGGGGAACGGGTTTTTATTTTTCTGGTTGTGATGATCCCGCTAAACTAAAATCGATGAAAATTCCAGTCGGTTATGTTAGCGATTTGTGGTTTGAGGAATTAGCGGAATTCTCTGGCGTGACTGATATTGATGTTGTAGAAGATACATTCATTCGTGAAGATTTGCCGCAAGGACAAGAAGTTACAATATACATGTCATTTAACCCGCCTCGTAATCCATATGAATGGGTGAATGAATATGTAGATAGTAAACGTAGTGACGATGATTATTTAGTACATCACACTACTTATTTGGATGATGAAAAAGGCTTTTTATCTAAGCAAATCATTAAGAAGATTGAGAAATACAAAAAGAATGACCTCGATTATTACCGCTGGATGTATCTAGGTGAGGTAATTGGTCTTGGTGATAATGTTTATAATATGAACCTGTTTCAGCCGCTTAAAGCTATTCCTGCGGATGACAGGCTTATTTTAATTGACTTCGCTATTGATACTGGACATCAAGTATCAGCTACCACGTGTCTAGCGTTAGGTTTTACAGCAAAACGAAATGTTATCTTACTAGATACGTACTATTACAGTCCCGCTAATCAAGTGGTTAAAAAAGCGCCTAGTGATTATTCAAAGGAGCTGAGAGAGTTCATGACAAAAGTAGTCTCGAAGTATAATGCGCCAGTGGAAATGCAAACAGTAGATAGCGCAGAGGGAGGGCTTCGCAATCAATATTATAAAGATTATGGCGTTAGCTTACATCCCGTTGCTAAAGGAAAAAAAGTGGATATGGTCGACTTTGTGTGTGATTTATTGGCGCAAGGTCGTTTTTATTATCTTGATATTCCAGAAAATCAAATATTCATCGAGGAACACCGGAAATATCAATGGGATGTCAAAACAGTTAATACAGATAAGCCTGAGGTCATCAAAGAAGACGATCATACGTGTGATGCTTTCCAATACTATGTAAAAGATAATTTACGCAAATTAGGTCTTAAATTCTAGGGGGTGAAAACCTTGATTAACCAAATAATCGCGGGAGTGAAAGGAGTGATGCGGAGAATGGGACTATTGAAAGCACTGAAAGATGTAAAAGACCATAAAAAAGTAAATGCTAATGATGAAGATTATAAGTATATTGACATGTGGAAACGGCTATATCAAGGGCATTACGCTGAATGGCATAATCTAAACTATGAGCATAACGGTAATCCGGTTAACAGACGTCAATTATCTATGAATTTGCCGAAAGTTACAGCTAAGTACATGTCTAAGCTTCTTTTTAACGAGAAAGTGAAAATCAATATCGATGATGAAGCAGCAGAAGAGTTCGTGCTTAACGTACTCAAAACAAACGGTTTTACTAAAAACATGGAGCGTTACATCGAATACGGAGAAGCGATGGGCGGCTTCGTGATAAAGGTTTATCACGATGGCAATAAAAACGTCAAAGTTTCATTTGCAACAGCTGATTGTATGTATCCTCTCTCAAATGATAGCGAGAATGTAGACGAATGTGTTATTGCTAATAGTTTTCATAAAAACGATAAATATTATACGTTGCTTGAGTGGAACGAATGGCATGACGATGTGTATACAGTCACGACAGAACTTTATCAGTCAGACACGCCGAACGAGCTTGGTACAAAAGTAAGTTTAAAACTGTTGTTTAATGATATTGAGCCAGTTGTACCACTACCAAAATTTACCCGCCCATCGTTCATTTATATCAAACCTAATATAGCGAATAACAAGAATTTAACGAGCCCGCTCGGCATTTCTGTTTATGCTAACGCATTGGACACATTAAAAACGCTTGATTTGATGTTCGATTCATACTATCAAGAATTCAAATTAGGCAAAAAGAAAGTATTGGTGCCTTCGAGCTTCGTTAAAACGGCTGTTAACCTAGACGGCTCAACCACGAATTATTTCGATTCAACTGATGAAGCATTCTTTTTATATCAAGGTGACCAAGACGACAACGGCAAAGCGATAAAAGATATATCTGTTGAGATTCGCTCAACTGAGTTTATCGAGTCTATAAACGCGATGCTACGTATTTATGCGATGCAAGTTGGATTATCTGCTGGCACATTCACTTTCGATGAAAACGGCTTAAAAACAGCTACAGAGGTTGTAAGCGAGAAGTCAGAAACCTATCAAACTAAAAACAGTCATTCGCAATTAATTGAACAAGGTATAAAAGAAATGATTGTGAGCATTCTCGAAGTTGGAAAATTTATTGAGGTTTACGCTGGCGATACAGTCGAGTTAGACACTATTACAGTCGATTTTGACGATTCTATAGCACAAGATGAAGATACAACTATCAATCGTTATACGAATGCTAAAAATCAAGGTATGATACCGCTGAAAATTGCTTTACAACGTGCTTGGAATATTACTGAAGCTGAGGCTGATGAGTGGGCTGAAATGCTAGCGAAGGAAAAACAAGCGGAAATGCCTAACAATGATATGACCGGAATATTTGGCGAAGAGGAGTGATATAGATGACACTAACTCCGAGGCAACTCGACTTGTTTGTACAGCCTATCGTTGATGTTTATACAGGTTTAGAAAATGAACTGTTCACCCTTATTATTCGCCGACTAAAAACAAAGAAAAATATCAGCGCTGACAATGTTCTGGCTTGGCAAATAGAAAAACTTAATCAAGTTCATGCACTAGATCAGCAAATGATAAATAAAATTTCCAAAGCTTCCGGCGTATCTGCTAAGAAGCTTTTTTCAGTTGTTAAAGATGCGGGATATAGCGATTTAAAACAAGTAGATAACTATTTCAGCAAATTAGCCGAAGCAGGTGCTGTGTTGCCACTGGTAAGTGATGGGCAAACGATAGTCGATAAAGTAATGAGAAGCTATTTTAAGTTAGCGCAAAGCAACTATAATCGCGTCAATCAAACGATGTTATCACAAGCAAGACAAATATACTCAGACATCATACACGAAACGACACAGAGCGTTCTGGCTGGTTTAAAAACACATAGACAAGCGTTAGCTGAGACAGTAACAAAATTCGCTGAAAATGGCGTTCCTGCGCTTGTGGATAAAGCTAATAAAAGGTGGACCCCCGAGGCTTACGTCCGGACTGTTACAAGAACAACCGTCAACAGTGTTTATAACAGCATTGAAGACGAGCGAATGAATGAATTTGGCGTTGATTTAGTGCGTATTTCACAGCACATAGGAGCACGACCAACCTGTTCACTTGTTCAAGGCAAAGTTATCTCTTTGTTATCTGTTGAAGAAACTCGCTCAAAATACGGCAATAAATACATGTCTATTTACTCACCAGAATTGCGGTATGGATACGGCGATGGTGTTTTCGGTTGTAATTGCCGTCATCATCGTTTTGCTTTTATTGAAGGCATTAACATTGCGACATACGAAAGCAAGTTAATAGACGAAGAAGAAAACAAACGCGTTTATATGTTGAGTCAGCAACAACGATTGATGGAACGTGACATTAGAGCGGCTAAACGCAAGCTGTCAGCTGCCGAAGAATTAGGCGATGAACTAGCAGTTAAAAAGGCTAAACAAGCTGTCAGAACGAAGCAAAGCAAGCTAAGAGCATTTGTAAAAACGCACAATTTGACTAGGCAGTATAGCAGAGAAAAAGTATATACCTAACATTCGACCTGTTCGGAAGTCGTAAAAAGACGGCTCTCGCGGTCGTTGCCGCGTAAAAATATCGGAGGAGGAACAAAGATGCAAAGAGAATATTTAAAGGGTTTAGGCTTGGAGGATGAAGTCATTAATAAAGTGATGGCTGAAAACGGTAAGGACATTACAGCTGCTAAACAACAATTATCTGAGGTGGAAGCAGAGAGAGACAACTTAAAAAGTCAGCTAACACAACGGGACAAAGATATTGACGATTTGAAAAAAGATTCTGGTACTAGTGAAGAATTGAAAAAACAAATCGAGGACTTGCAGCAAAAAAACAAAGATTTAGAGTCCGATTATCAATCTGAAATTGCCGAAACCAAAAAGAATTCAGCTATTGAACTGGCTCTTGCTAGTGCAAAAGCGAAAAACCCAAAGGCAGTAAGAGCGCTTTTGGATAACGACAAACTAGAATTAACAGATGAAGGGTTGAAAGGCCTTGACGAACAGCTAGAAGCATTGCAAGAAAGCGATGCTTATTTGTTTGCTCAAGAAAGCGGAAATGCAGCTCTAAAATGGGGAGCAAGTGGAAACCAAACAGGTGGAACAGGGGAGCAAGGCGCATTAAAGCTGCCTAACCAGGTACTAAATGAGCACAGAATCACAAAATAATTATTAAACGGAGGTAATAAATTATGGGTTTTAATCCAGATACTACGACAATGCAAAGCGCAAAAACAGGTTCTATTCCGATTAACATTTCGGAACAAATCATTACAGGTGTGAAAAATGGTTCAGCGGCTATGAAATTAGCTAAAGCAGTACCAATGACAAAACCAGAAGAAGAATTTACATTTATGTCGGGTGTGGGCGCTTTTTGGGTAGATGAAGCGGAACGCATTCAAACAAGTAAACCAACATTCACAAAAGCGAAAATGAGATCTAAAAAAATGGGTGTTATTATCCCAACGACTAAAGAAAATTTAAACTATAGTGTAACTAACTTTTTTAGCCTTATGCAAGCTGAAATTGTTGAAGCTTTTTACAAGAAATTTGACCAAGCGGTCTTTACAGGTGTAGAAAGCCCCTACAATTGGAACATTCTAAAATCAGCTACTGATGCAAGTAATTTGGTAGAAGAAACTGCTAATAAGTATGATGATTTAAACGAGGCTATCGGATTAATTGAAGCTGAGGACTTAGAACCGAACGGAATTGCAACGATTCGTAAGCAACGCGTTAAATATCGCAGCACTAAAGATGGTAATGGCATGCCGATTTTCAATACTGCTACTTCAAATGGTGTTGATGATGTCCTTGGTTTACCAATCGCATACACACCAAAATATACTTTCGGGGACAAAGATATTTCGGAATTGGTTGGGGACTGGAATCAAGCTTATTACGGCATCCTTAGAGGCGTTGAATATGAAATCTTGACCGAGGCGACACTTACAACTGTGGCTGATGAAACTGGGAAACCATTAAACTTAGCTGAACGGGACATGGCAGCAATCAAAGCAACTTTTGAAGTTGGATTCATGGTTGTTAAAGATGAAGCCTTTTCTGTTGTTCAACCAAAAGCGGGAAACTAATGGCGGCGCGGTCGGGTGAAACTGATAGCGCGCCGATTCAAGACTTTTCAGCTATGACAGTAGCAGAATTGAAAGAAGAGCTTGCGAATAGAAATATCGAATTTGCAAGTAATGCGAAAAAAGCGGAGTTGGTAGCTCTGTTGGAAGGTAGTGATTGATATGCCTTACACGACACTAGAATTTTATACTAACGAGTATGCGGGGGAGCATTTGGAACAGGAAGAATTTGCTAAACTGTTAAAATCCGCAGAGCGAGAGATTGACACCGAAACAAAATATCGTGTGCGACAAAGAGGGATAGAAGCGTTTAGCGAATTTATTCAACGTCAAATACAACTGGCTACTTGTAATCAAATTGAATATTATAAAGAAGCTGGCGGGACGAGTGAGCTAGCTGTTTCTAAACCAGATAACGTGTCAATAGGTAGAGCGTCTATAAGTGATAGTAATTTTGCTTCTACTGCAACTTCTGTTAACAAGGGGATGTTAGGCAGTAAAGTAAGAGAGTATTTAGCGCCTACTGGACTTCTTTATAGTGGGATAGGTGTTCGCTAATGAAAGTAGTAAAACCGCCGACCAACGTCCCTCAATTGCCTCTTGACTGGCTAATTCATAACATTAGCTACGAAGCGTATAAAGAAGAAAATAGGCATAACGAGGTCGTTTATGAGCAAGGTGTAGAGATTGAGCATGTTCGTGTCGACTTCTCAAAATCAAATCAAATCGCGGGATTATCTGATAGTGATAGATATGACGCGGTTATTTTTATTGATGCAGTGAATAGCATGAACGTGCCAGATGACTTTATAAGTAGATCTAAAATATATTTTTCTGGAAAAGCTTATAAGATTGTTAAAGTTATACCTTGCTTTGCGACCTCTAATAGCGTGCATCACTGGGAAATAGAGGTGGTTTGATGCCGATTAAAGTTAGTATCGACCTTTCGAAAGCTAAAAAGAATGTAAAAAAAGCCAAGGAAGGCGCACAATTCGCTTTAATTAATCAAGCCGCTGCCGATATTTCTTTGTATGTCCCCTTTTTGGAGGGTGATTTATCAAATCAATACGTTATTATGAACGACAAAGAAATTATGTGGACATCTATTTATGCACGGAGACTCTACAACGGAATAAACTTCAATTTCACACTAACACATCATCCGTTAGCTGGCCCGAAATGGGACCAACGTGCAAAAGTAGATAAGCTAGAAAGTTGGATAGAAGTAGCGCAAAAAGCGGTTGAGGAGGGACTATAATGTCATTAGATTTTTTAGATAGTGTTATGGATGCTATCGAAAACAACGTCGATTTAAAAGATATGAAATTAAGAACAGCGATATTAAAACCCGAGTCAATCGCTTTGCTACTGACTCCAAATAACGATAAACAAGGTTATCAAGACGGCTCTTATGAGCGGTCTTTTTCTTTTAATCTAAACGCTTCTAGCAAGCAAGAAATGAAAGTTTTAGGTGTTTTGAATGCAATTACTGCTTATTTTGATAACACAGAAATAGAGAGTATCCAGAGCTTAAATAACAGCTTTGTGCTAGAAGACAAAGAAGCAACTAGTGTGCCGAACCTCGTTTCGGCGAGCGATGATGGAACATTCATTTATAGCGCTAGTTTCAAAATCAAATTATATATTGAAAGCGAGGAAAAATAAAAATGGCTAGAATTAAAAATGCGAAAACGAAATACTTTGTAGCTGAAATTGTAGATGGAGTGGGGGAACCAGTTTGGAAGCGATTATCAAAATGGATTACAAACGTTTCAGATGATGGGTCTGATAACACGGAAGAGCAAGGCGATTATGACGGTGATGGCAACGAAAAAACGGTTGTGCTAGGTTACTCAGAAGCTTACACATTCGAAGGTACACACGATCGTGAAGACGAAGCGCAAAACTTAATTGTCGCTAAACGTAGAACGCCAGAAAATCGCGGGATTATGTTTAAAATCGAAATTCCAGATACTGAAACAGCTATCGGTAAAGCGACTGTTTCGGAAATTAAAGGTTCCGCTGGTGGTGGAGATGCTACGGAGTTCCCAGCGTTCGCTTGCCGTATTGCTTATGACGAAACACCAAAAGTTACAAAACCCTGAAACAAGCCCGTCCAGCGTCGAAGTGGACAAGGCGACTATTACGTTAAAAGTTGGTGAAACATTTACTATTAATGCTTCTGTATTGCCAGCGGGAGCTAGTCAAGAAGTAACTTACACTTCATCTAATCCACCGAAGGCAAAAATCAATAGTGTGGGTACAGGTGAAGGCGTAGCAGAAGGAACAGCAAACATAACTGTCGCATCTAAAGGAAGCCCTTCTATCAATAAAGTAGTACAAGTAACAGTGGAAGCAGCAGATTAATAAATGAGCCCTTACTTTCAGTAGGGGCTTTTAAATTGGAGGAAATCATACATGGCACAAAATAATGTAATCAATATTCAATTAGAAGAATCATATCAAGAGTTTCAACTTGGCACGGAACTGTTTAGAGTCGGTTTAGGTGATGAAATGCGCCGCAAATGGATTGAAGCAGATGAGAAGTACAAGAAGAAACTGGAAAAGTTAAATAAATACAATATTGATAATACAGACGAAATGAGTTCAGAAGATTATTTTGCTTTAGAAGAAGATGTTAAAGAAGCTTTAACTGAAGCGTATGCAGTTTTATTAGACGACGAAGAAGCATTCTCTAAATGTTACAAGCAGTGCAAAGATATTTTAAAAATGTATCAAGTATACGATCAAGTTGCAGAAAGTATCGTTGGTTCAGTAGAAAAACAACAAAGTGAAATTCAAAAGAAATATAAAGCAAAAATGACTAAAAAAGCGAAGTGATTTAAATGCTTTCTCTTGCCGATGGAATAAACGATATTTACGTTTATGAAAATGAAGATTATCAACTTGATTTAACTTTTGATAATGTTCTTCGTGTGCTTGAATTAAATGGAGATACGCGGCTTGAGGATTACTTTAGAGTGAATTTAGCCATTGAAGTTTTATTCGAGAACGAAACTCCTTGGTCGCAATTTGATGAAGATAATCCGTATCAAAGCATACAAGAAAAAATTTTAGTCCTACTAGACATTTTCGAAAATTATATTGTAAAAGACGATGCTAAAGGGATTCAATATGATATAGATGGTAATAAAATGCCAGTAGCAACGGGTGAAGGCGAGGAAGAGCAAGCTTATTATTCATTAACACAAGATAGTGATTATATTTATGCTTCGTTTTTACAAGATTACAATATTGATTTAATAGACGTACGAGGAAAGCTTCACTGGTATAAATTTCGCGCATTATTCGATAGTTTGCGAGACGATACAGCAATTAAGTCTATTATGAATATTCGACAAACAGAATTGCCGACTGGCAAAGGTTCCGAAAAAGAACGAGAAGCACTTATAAAATTGAAAAATCATTATAAATTACAAGACTAGATTAGAGGTGAGAACATGAGCGATGGATCCGTAGTAATTGAGATTAGTTTAGACGATAAAAAAGCAGATAAACAACTTGATGCGTTTGAAAAAGATTTAGCGAAAGCTGGAACAAATGCAGGGGCGGCATTAGATAAAGCCTATAGAGAAGCGGTTTCAGATATTGCTAGTCAATCGAAACGATTAAAAGACACGTTTGTAAATGCGTTTAAATCGATGGGAAGTGCTGGCTCAAATGCTTTAAAAGCTAGTTTGAACTTTATGCGTGAATTGCCTGCAAATGTACAAGCGGCACTATCTAAACTTGCATCAACAGTAAAAACTGGGTTCGTAAACGCTGCTAAAGCATCTATTACAGCGGTTAAAAATATTGGAACGAGTATCAAAAACACAGCAGTTAATATCAAAAACGGCTTCTTTTCAATTGCTAAGACAGTACAAAGTAGTATTGTGTCAGCTGTTAAAATATCAATTAATGTCATTAAATCCATCCCCGGCGCAATTAAAAGCGCTGGAATCACTATTAAATCCGCATTAGTAAGTAGTTTACAAGCAGCTAAATCGGCTGCTATTTCTTTTGCTCAAACTACTGTAAAAGTTATTAAAAGTATTCCAGGAGCTGCTAAAACAGCGGCTACAGCAGTGAAAAACAGTTTCGTAGTAGCTTACAAAGCGGTGGTAGTTGCTGCTTATATGAGCGTAAAAGGAACTATTAGCGCTGTGAAAGCTATTCCTAGTGCTACAAAATCAGCAGCGTTAGCAGTAAGTAGCGCAATGAAAACAGCTTTTAGCGCTGTAGCAAGCGCGGCGAAAACGACAGGAACAACAGTGAAATCAGCATTAAAAACAGGCTTTAGCGCTGTGAAATCCGGAGCTAAAGCGGCAGGCCAAGCTGGTATTTCAGCATTAAAAGGCCTAGGAAACATTGCGAAAAGCACTGGTTCTTTAATTAAAAGTGGATTAGTAAGCGGATTTAACGCAGCGAAAGCGGCGGCGAAAGGCGCAGGCGCTGGAATGCGTGAAGCACTTAAAAATTCAGTCGAAAAACCAGCGGAACAAGCTCGTTTTAGTGTTCTCAGATTAGCGGCAGCGTTCGGATTAATTGCCGCTACTAAAAACGTCGTAGGTAGCGCCATTGGTCGTGTTGATACGATTGATACAGCGACTAAATCGTTAACAGTCCTTACTGGTTCAGCAAAAGATGCGCAACTAGTTATGACAGATCTTACAGCCGCTATCGATGGCACACCAATCGCATTAGATGCTGTCGCGTTAGGTGCTAAAAAAATGGTCGCGGCTGGTATGAAAGCGGCGAATGTAAAACCTGTTTTCACCGCTATTGCTGATGCGGCGTACGGAGTCGGTAACGGTTCGGAATCAATTGACCAGATGACAGATGCGATTTCTGCGTTACAAGCGTCTGGTGTTGCTTATTCTGATGATATTAATCGTTTAGTTGACGCGGGTGTTCCTGCATGGCAAATTTTAGCCAATTCCACAGGAAAAAGCGTTGGAGAAATGAAAAAATATGTTTCTGAGGGATCTTTAGAATCAACAAAAGCTATCGCAATGTTGACAAAAGGAATCGAAGAAGGAACGACTGGAATGGCTGGGAACACGGCTAAAATGGCAGGTCTAGCAAAAACAGCAGGTAACACTATCAGCGGTTCATTTGCGAACATGAAAACGGCAGCTGTTAAGAGTCTTGCGAATATCGCCGAAAACTTAAAAGGCCCGATTATCCAAGCGTTAGATGTAGCTAAAAATGCATTCAAACAGTTTGCGGCAGTAACAGCAAGTCCTGAATTCCAGAAAAAGCTTTCTGATTTAATTCAGAAAATAAAAGAGTTTATACCTGTTTTAATTGAATGGGCGCCAGTTTTGGCAAAAGTAGCCGCTGGATTTGTGGCTTTTAATATTATTAGTAGTGTGTATTCTAAAGTCGCTGGTTTGGTGATGGCGTTTAGAGGTTTAGCAAGTAGCGGTACGTTGCTCGGCGGGATTGTTAACACAGTGAAGGGGGCTTTTGTAGGGTTAAAAGCAGCACTAGGTTCAGCATCCGTAGCATTTGGAGTAATTACAGCAGTGATAGGGACTGTAGTGGCAGTTCTTTATGGCATGTATACCGCCTTCAAGGAAAACACGGCAGGGATTAAAGGCTTTTTATCTGGTATGTGGGATGCAGTGAAAAATAGTTTTGGCAAAATAGTAGATGTTTTTAAACAAATAGTATCAGCCCTAAAACCAGTTGGGAGCGGATTTAAAGATATCTTAAAATACATTGGTGTTGGCGTTTGGGTTGCTTTTGGAATTGTATTAGCGACTGTCGTTGATATTATTCAAGTGCTAGCAAGAATTGTGTTAGTTGCGATTAAAGGACTGCAAGGACTTTACTATGCTATTAAAGCGGCATTTCAAGCGCTACAAGGTGATTTAAAAGGCGCTAAGAAAAGCTTAGAACAGTCCAAAGATGCTTTTGTCGATGCGGGTTCTGCTATTAAAGATGCGTTTAACAAAGATAATTATGCGCTCACGGGCACTATTGAGTCTTTAAAAGAAATGGGCGGAGAAGCTGAAAAAACAGGCACAAAAGCAGAAACATCTAATAAAAAGATAGCAAGTAGCTTGAAAGTGGTTGAAACAACTGCTAAACAGACAGAAGCAACGGTGTCTAAGTCGAATCAAGCAATAGACACGATGCTAAGTGGCGGTGTGGATCAATACGGCAATAAACTTAGTGAGAAAACTAAGTCGTTCTTGTATTCTGCTAAAGAACTATACAGTCAGTATCAAGAATCAGCTAAAAAGTCACAAGATGCTTATACTGCTGCTATGGAAAAAGCGCAAACTTTAGAAGGAGATAAGCGTAAAAAAGCTATAGCGGATGCGAACACAGCGTTGGTATCAGAAATCAATAAAAACAACGGTACACTTTTAACCCTTCAAGCAGATTATGCAAAACTTTTGAAAGGCAATAAGTGGGTCGACGGCACAGAATTAACTGCTCAACAAAAGAAATTTTTACAACAACAAACGGCGGATATTCAAGCAGAGTTAGCTAAACAAAACCAACTTTACGTAGAAGGCAATTTACTGAAATTAGCAAACGGCAAGACGTTAAACGAAAAAGAACGCTCTACAAGTATTGAAGTGCAAAAAAGCTTGTACTCTGATAGAAAAAAAGCGGTCGAAACAGGCGAAAAAGAACTAGCTGATTTGAAAAAGAAAAAAAGTGATGCTTCAACTGAAACCGAAAAAGCAAACTATCAAATTCAAATTGACGAGCAGACTAAGAAAAACAAGGCATTGTCCACTAATTTGCAAAACTGGGCAACTGAAATGAACTCAATAATTGCGAACGGCGGCACTTTAAACGCACAAACATTTGCGACGGGGTTGTCTCAACTCGGGAATATTAGTGATGAGCAATTATCAGCTTTATGGCAAAATTTCGTATCTACTAGCACTTCAATAGACAATACATTAGCAGGTCTAGCTGGTATCATGGGTCAACGCGGCGGACAGGGAGTTCAAGCTTTTGTCACAGCGCTGCAATCAGGGGATTATACTACAGCAGCTTTAAATATTAATAATGATGTTCTTAGCACTATTTCTAGCTTGCCAAACGGTATGTTTTTGAATGGAGAAAGTGGGAAAAATCAATTTTTAACAGCTATCAAATCCGGTGACTTTCAGGGAGCTGGCAAATATTTAGTTGATGGCGTAAAAATGGGCACTGACTCTATTGACTCGGAAATGAAAACAAAAGGTCAAACTGGCGGACAGAACTTTGCGGACGGTGTAAAAGGGAAAGAAGGCGCTGCTAAATCAGCTGGTTCAGCAGTTAAAAATAAAGCGAAAGAAGGCGCGACAGACCCGAACGCATTCAAAGCAGTTGGTTCAAAAGACAGCGCGGGCTTTAACAATGGAGTTATGGGAGGAAAAGGCGGTGCTTATTCAGCTGGGTCAAGCGTGGGGAATTCTGCTAAATCTGGTGCTGGTTCCGTCGATTCTAGCGGAGTTGGTTCTGATTTTGCGTCTGGGTATGTGAATGGTATTTTGAGTGGTATGGGTGCGGTTGGAGAGGCGGCCGCTTCTTTGGCAAGCAAGGCATTGGCAGCTGTACAGAAAAAACAAAATTCTCATTCCCCTTCTAAAGAAACTACAAAATTAGGCGGAGATTTTGGTACAGGTTATTCGTTAGGTATTGCCAGCAAGACGAAAGCAGTCAATAAAGCCGCAAGTAATCTCGTTGCTGGGGCGCTTGGAACTGAATCGCAAATCAAAAAACTATCTAATACGTTGAAAGACAAAATATCATCAGCGATTGACGCGGGATTGCATTCTAAGAATAAGAGCAGTGGCCAACTCAAACAAGCTAAGGCCCTGAATAGTATTGAAGGTTACATTGTTCAACAAACAAACAGATTAGCAGCGACAGCTAAGAAACGTGATAAAGTAGTCGCTCAATTAAAAGCTGCTAATACTAAAATGGCGGACTTGACGAAGCAGAGTAAAGAGTATGCAGCTTCAATTACTGAAAAAATGCAAAGTTATGGATCTATTAGCAATGTAGACCCAGAAAATCCGCAATCAATCCAAGCAGAAATGCAGAAACGCTTAAAAGAAATTAAAGCTTTTCAAGCAAATGTTGAAAAATTGCGTAAAAAAGGTGTTAGCAAAGACATTATAAACGACATTTTAGAAGCAGGAGTAGAAAATGGTTCATCTTATGCGCAAGCTCTTGCTAAGTCTGATGCTAAGACTATCAAAGCGATTAATAGCACGCAGAATCAAATCAATTCAGCATCTAAGTCAATGGGAAACACAGCGGCTAATGCGATGTATTCTGCTGGTATTAACGCGGCGAAAGGTTTAATAAGCGGATTAAACAGTCAGAAAAAACAACTTGAAAAAACAGCTAAGAGCATTGCTAACACAATCACTAATTCAGTGAAAAAGGCGCTTAAAATTCATTCTCCTTCACGTGTGGCCATCGAACTCGGCAAATTCTTCACCGGAGGACTAGGAAATGGTGTTTTAGCTGGTGCTAAAGGAGCTGTTCAATCAACGAGCAAAATGGTTGATAAAGTAGTAAACGCCGCTTCTAATATGACCGTTCCGACTATTAATCTGCCGAAGATTTCAGCTGAAAAAGCGCTGGGCCTAAAAAGCGTTGATTTAAACAGAACTATTACAGTTAAGACGATTATTGACAACAAGACAAAAGAGTCAAGCAACGCTGATTTAATCAAAGCCATTCAGCAATCTGGCGATAGACCTATTATTTTTAATGTCGATGGAAAAGATATTGCAGATAATACAAACAATCACTTAGGAAGTTCTACATCACTAGCATTTTACGGAAAGGGGCTATAACATGGCTACATCGCTGGCATTAGTAATTGAAGGTAAAACATATATGCTTAATGAATTATTCGATTTAGAGGTAGGAGAAGTGAGCAGAGAACCGCCGCAAATAGTTAATAATTATACTGAATTCGCTGGTTCCGACGGCGCTAGAACGACAGATAGTAACTTTAGCATGTTTCCTATCTCGATTTTGTGCCATTTTAGAACAGAATCAGCAGACTTATATCACGTTAAACTAGATGAATTAATGGAACTTATTTATCAGAGAAAAGAATACTTTTTAGTTCATTCTAAAACGCCTGGCAAAAAATATAGAGTACATCCGAGTGGCGTTGGTATTGACCGCAAAGCGCCGGGATACGCAGATTTGACACTTGAATTCGATGTGTTTCGAGGTTATTCAGAATCGCTAAGTTCTACGCTTAGCGATTCTGAAATTGATTGCGATAAATGGCAGTTCGGGCAAGGTCTAGCAATGGAGGATTATAGATATACTCACACTAAAAGTCGTTTCATCATCTATAATGGCGGTAGTTTTGACATAGACCCGCGCGAACATTATTTAGCAATTACTTTGCGTGGTCAGAATGAAGGAGAATTAACAATTAATAATATTACGACAGGTGATAGATTTATCTATTATCCATCGTTAAGTACAACAGACACATTAATTATTGATTGCGCTACACCTAGAATAAACGGAAATCCCTGCGGTCGTAACACGAATCACGGTTTAATAAGTTTGAAAAAAGGAGAGAATCTTATCGAGATTAGCAATACTAGTCATTTAGATACGAAGTGGGATTTCTCTTTTTTGTACAAGTAGGTGAATATATGAATAGCGATATTATAGTTGCTGATTTTTGGAAGAATAACGAAGAAATATTAACAGATTTCGATAAAGATAGTTTTTGCGAAAGTTGGACAGAAAACGAGATGTGGAGTATCGAGTTTAAGGTAGTGCAAACTCCCAAGAACGCTCACTGCTATTCTTTTTTAGATTATGAAAGTTCTGTTTTTTTTGGAGGGCAAGAATTTGTCGTTAAACAATTAAGTCATGATGCTGTTGGAAAAACGCTATCGAAAGATATTAAAGCGCCTCATATTTACTATACATGTCAAGATGGACGACAAGACGACACTATAACAGGTTCTTTTACTTTAGAACAATGCTTAACTCATATCTTTAAAACTGATAACAGAGGCTTTTCATGGGAGATAATAGACCCTTCCAATCTGCTCGAAAAAGTTCAACAAGAAAACTTTGGAAATAACAACTACTTAACGCTTGTAGATCAATTATTAGATGATTATGGAGTGGTTGTTATCCCAGACAACAAACACTTAGTATTTAAACCACGTGAAACTTATGGTGCTAAGACAGAAAATTTTATCAGATATAGATACAATACAGACGAAGCAAGTTTTGATATTGATACTCTTTCGTTAAAAACGAAGATTAAAGGATATGGAAAAGTTGATAGTAACGGAAACAACTATTTTTCTCCAATCACATACACTAGCCCAGAAGTAGAAAAATGGGGTATTCGTTGGCAGGAACCCATTTCTGATGAAAGATACACTGTGGCAGGTAATATGCAACGGCGTCTTAAGCTCGAATTACAAGACTATCCAGCGACGACGGGAAGTGTGACATTGAAGAATGATTATGAGTGTGAAAAAGGTGATTATGTTCTATTTATTTATGAACCACTTAACATTGATTATGACGTACAAATAGTTGCATACAAAAAATACCCATTCACGTTGAAAGCGACAGAGATAACTTTATCTAATAACAAAAAATCGATTGTAGCAATAATGGCTCAATTAGCAAAAGCACTGAAAGGAGCGAAATAGATGTTAAATCTTGAAAAATGGGGAAATACACTTTTTGATTCTAATAAGTATCAGCAGTTTAATGCTAATATGGAAAAATTAGAAAAAGATTCATTAGCAAAAGATGTAGATATAAATGCAACTAATAACAGAATTGATAATGTTGTTTTAGAAGCTAGCGGAAATAATATTACTGAAGTAGTAGATGCTAGAACTAGCAAAAACGGTCAAGTCTACAGCACTTTAAACTCGCGGCTAAATGGTGACTATTCAGCAATTGCAAGTGATTTAGCTGAATCAAATGCGCTACTTCAAGCAGTAAACGAAGAAAATAAAGTATTAAAAAGTAAACTAGATGAATTGTACGGTAATTCTGCATCAAATATTGAGTATTATGTTAGTTCAAATAACGGTAACGATGTAACAGGAACAGGAGCTATTGATGCGCCTTTCAAAACGATTCAAAAAGCTGTAAACATGGTTCCAAAAGTAAAGGTAGGGGGGTTTATTTACATTTTTTGCGAACCTGGGCAGTATAACGAGGATGTTGTAGTTCAGTCGTTTTCTGGCGCGGAATGCTTTTATATCCAACCTACTAATTTAGCGACAATCGACCCGACAACTGGTCAAACAGGTTTTTTTGTTAAAAGTATTTTGTTTTCTGGCATTATGTTTCAATGTGTAGTACAAGGACTTAATTCTATGAGTACGGCAGTGAATAATAATTCTACGGTAATTCAGTTTGCAAGGTGCTGGTACGGCACAGTTACTAAATGCCGATTTGACACTAATTTGAAAGCAACTAATATTACAACTGTGCAATACAATCAATCTCGAGGTAACTGTTATAGCAACTATTTTAAAAATCAAAACATTATTATGTCGTCCGAGTACATGGGACACGCTTTATTTGCATCAACAAATACATGCGAAGCAACTTCGAATGTCGGCTTAAAAGCTGCTAGCGGAGGCATTTTGGTTAAGTCTGGTACGCCAGTTTTAAACGCTACTACCGCAGAATTGAAACAAGCGGGAGGTCAGATATTCTAATGACAAATCAAATCTTTAAATCAGCTATTCTTGATTTTTCTGTTAGTGCACAGAACGCTAAAGCTAATGTTCCTCAGATAAAATTTAGTACGCAAGACTCTGGAGGGACTGCGCGATTAAAGTTTACTGCAAAAAAAGATGATAACAATTTACCACTTTCAAGCGCGGCAGAGGTAACGCTTGCTATGGTATTGTCTGTTGGCAAAAAATACGAAAGTAGCTACATTGTTAATCCAGAAATAATTAACAGAACAGAAGGTGTTTTTGAATACTCATTGACTGATGAGCAAATAAGTCACGACGGACAAGCTAATGCAGAATTGTACGTTAAATATCCAAATCAAACAATGCAAATCAATCGTTTTAGTTTTGTTATTGAAAAAGCGATGATTGATGATAATTTTTTGCCCGTTGCTACCTATTATGTTGAAAAATGGGATGATTACGAAAAAATATTTAACGAAAAAGTGGAAATTCTTCAAAATGAAATTGATGATTTGCAAGGACAAGCTACTGAATTAAAAAACACATTCGATAGTCTTAATCCAGACCAATTTCCCCAAAAAGCAGATTTTGAAAATCATATAAACAACACAAACATTCATGTGACGATGACTGATAAAACAAATTGGAATACAAAAGAAAATACTGCGGGATCACAAGCAAAAGCGGATAGTGCATTAAACTCTGCTAAAGCATATACAGATAGCAAGATGGATAGTTACGGAGCTTGGATAAATGTACCCCTCGCCTCTGGTTACTCAACTGGCGACAGTAATACACCTCAATATCGACTGGTAGCAAAACAAACTTCTACCGGTTTGAAAACTTTTGCTGAATTCCGCGGATCAGTTGCTGGTACATTTATTAGTACAGCAAATAGTACTCTTGCAACAATGCCCGCTGGCACAAGACCAATTGTCACTTATTACGGTGCTGCCACTTCAAATAACGGGAACGGTGGTCGTATTGCTATTCCAGTTGACGGAAAGCTATTACAAGTGTCATCTACAGATAATGCTAATCCTTCGTACGTAAGCCTTTCAACGATATTATACGAAGTTGGCAATTAGGAGGAGTAAACATGAACTATAAACAGTTTTACGCATATGATGAAAATGGCAATTATCTCGAAACAATACTTGTGTTTGAAGATGAAAAAGGTTTAATCAATCAACCGAAAAATTCTACAAATATTGAACCTTCCATAATCGAAAACGGCATAGCAAGAGCAATGTATTATCCGCGTTGGAATGGGGAAGATTGGGACGAAGACAAGAAAAGATGGGAATTAGAAAATCCAATCATACCCGCAGAAAAAACGGAAATAGAAAAATTAAGAGAGGAATTACTACTCACCCAAGAAGCGTTAGCGGCATTGTTCGAAAGTAATTTAGGGTGATGAAATGGCTTATATGATACCAATTTACGTGAATTTAGTGATGAATAATCGAAAAACTATTGAAGAAGTTCCTGCGAATTTGCGAGGTCAGGTAAAAGCAAAAGTGGATGAGCTAAAACAAGAACAACAACGAATACAGTCAGAAGAAATAGAAGCCGAATAGGCTTATTTTTTATGGGGGATGATGAAAATGTATGATGGGCTAACAAAAGTTTTTGATTATGCTTTAGCGAAAGAAATGTTCTTCGCGGCGCTCTTTGTAGCGCTTTTTATAATCTTACTAATTATCACAAAAAGAATTTGGGATGATTCAAAAATTGTAAGAATAGAAATGAAAGAAGAACGCGAAAAAGTGGAGGAAGAACGAGAGAAGCGTAATAAGGAATCGAAAGAAGAGAGAGATAAATTTATAAGTACGATGAACGAACAACAGCGATTGATGGATAGGCAAAATGACATGATGAAACAGCAACAACAATCAATTGACAGCTTGTCTAAATCAGTCGGAAAGTTAGCTCACAAAGTAGATTTGTTGGAACACAAAATAACGAAGTAAAGGATGATAGAAATGGAGTTTGGAAAAGAGTTACTAGTTTACATGACATTTTTAGTAGTTGTAACACCTGTTTTTGTTCAGGCGATTAAGAAGACGGAGTTAATCCCGTCTAAATGGCTTCCGACAGTAAGTATTTTTATCGGGGCAATTCTGGGCGCATTAGCAACGTTTTTGGATGGCTCTGGATCGCTTGCAACGATGATTTGGGCAGGTGCTTTAGCAGGAGCTGGTGGTACTGGATTATTTGAACAATTTACTAATCGAAGCAAAAAATATGGAGAGGATGATAAATAATGACAAGTTATTATTATAGTAGAAGTTTAGCGAATGTAAATAAGTTAGCAGACAATACAAAAGCAGCGGCGAGAAAGTTGCTAGATTGGTCTGAAAGCAACGGGATTGAAGTATTAATCTACGAAACAATTAGAACGAAAGAACAACAAGCCGCAAATGTTGCTAGCGGAGCGTCTCAAACAATGCGCTCTTATCATTTAGTAGGACAAGCACTAGATTTCGTAATGGCGAAAGGTAAAACGGTCGATTGGGGTGCTTATCGTTCAGATAAAGGCAAGAAATTTGTGGCAAAAGCGAAGTCCCTTGGATTTGAATGGGGCGGTGATTGGTCTGGATTTGTAGACAATCCACACCTTCAATTTAATTATAAAGGTTATGGGACTGATACTTTTGGAAAAGGAGCTAGTACTAGTAATGCTTCTAAACCAAGCGCAAACACAAACACGAATAGTTTAGGATTAGTAGATTATATGAATTTAAATAAACTGGATTCAAGCTTTGCGAATCGTAAAAAACTAGCAACAAGTTACGGAATTAAAAATTACAGCGGAACAGCAACGCAGAACACAACATTATTAGCGAAGTTAAAAGCAGGAAAACCACACACACCAGCAAGCTCAAATAAAAACACATACTACACAGAAAATCCTAAAAAAATCAAAACACTAGTACAATGTGATTTATACAATTCAGTAGACTTTACAACAAAAAACAAAACCGGTGGAACATTTCCAGCGGGCACAGTTTTCACTATCACTGGAATGGCTAAAACTAAAGGCGGGACACCTCGCTTGAAGACGAAATCTGGTTACTATCTCACTGCTAACACGAAGTTTGTTAAAAAGATTTAGTTTAAAGCCCTCGCGTGTGCGGGGGCTTTTTTATATTAAACTATTTATTGTTTAACCAGTTACTTTCAGGTTTCATAATTAAACGAGCATTACAATAGGCCATTCCGGGTGTAAGTATTGTATTTATTCGATATGAGTCAATGTGTTTTTCGATGGCTAGAGGAAGAGTATCTTTACCAAATCTTAAAGGCGCGAGATACATAATTCTTTTATTATAGTATTGAGGGACTACTAGTCTATTATTTCTTAGTATTCTCTTTTTCATTTGTTCAGTAGAAGAATTAAGGATTGTTATAATTATACTCTTATCCAATTGTTGTATGCCTTCTGGTAGTCTAGTAAAATTTTCTTCAACTATATGCTCCATGTTGTATAGTACATTTAATTTCGTATTAAAGTACATATCTTGAGGATTTGAGGCAAAATAATCAATATGTTCAGGTAAAGACCCGCGCATATTTTGAGGTATATCGTGGTCAGAACTGCGATAAAAACTATTGAAAAACCATTCTTGTTCATTAGGCCTAGAATTTTTAGTAAAAAGCATAAAAATTTCTTCCCCAGATTGAGTCAATAATCCCGTGTTCATCAAACAATGATTATCTTTAAATTTTAATAAGTTTTCATCTTTACATTTTGAAAAAGTATGATGGATGAATTGAAAAAGAACTCCATACTTTTGGTTTGACGATTTAGCATTTGGATTTTCATAATACCAATCTTCTTTTTCTGCTAAATTTTCTGCTAAATAAATTAATTTATTATTAAAATTACCTAAGGCAGCAAACTTCTTTAACGGTGGTGTTTCAAGCATCTGATTATATCCCAAATTGCATCCTCCCTAAATTAAGTATAATAATATTCTATATTAAATTCGTCTTTTATACTAGACAAAAGAATAAAAAAAATATATAGTATAAGTATTAAGAGATTAAAAACTTAATTAATACGGAACAGTATTATAAATCTCTATAAACTTATGTACTTAAAAACTAATTCAAAAAAACTAGAAAGAAAAAGCCTCGTTTAATCGAGGCTTTTTTATGCAAAAAAACACGCTAAACATAAGCTTAGCGCATTTGTTATATCAATTCGTTTTTCTTTGTTTTATTGCAATTTCTAGTTCTTCCAAGTCTTCTAAAGTGGCTTTTTTCTTAATAAAAGATCGCGCAGCTGAACGGCTTTTTAAATAATTTGCATGTTCTTTGTTTTTTTCTTGCCATGCCTTGTTTGCTTTCAACTGCGCATCAGAGGTCGTTTTTTTCGTCATAATTAATCACTTCCTATTTTTTATTAAATACACTAAACAAGCTAATGTAGTCAGTATAGCAATGATAGTTAATGCTGTGTTTTGAAAGTAGCTAGCTAACCCATTTACAGCAATAACAATTAATATAATCCAGATATATTTATTCATAATTTGTGAAAGGCATGTTATAATTTAATAGAGGGAGGGGAATTTCACCCCTCTGAATTTACTTGTCCTCGTTTTTATCTTTCTTGCGTAATGTTATCAGCGCTACTGCAAGAGTGATAATTTCGAGGACTGTTTTTATTTCCTCCAACACATCTTTCACTGTCTCAACTCCTTTCTATACTTATATTATAATACATGTATTATAAAAAGTCAAACATTATTTTATTTTAATCCTATTTACCGCTTGCTTTAGAGAACGTTTGTTCGTATAATGTTAGCAAGAGGTGAAGTAAATGTATAACTTATTTGATGATATTTTAGAACATTCAATAGTATTAGCAGATGCACTTAAGCGTAACTGGTCGATAGAAGTACTGTTTTTAAAGAACAATCATCACATGCGATACAAGTATGTCGTGCCTGTCCACATTGATAACGAAAAACATATTGTACAGCTTGAACGCTTTGATGAACGAATAATTGACATTAATATAGAAGATATTATTAGTTGTGAGATTATGTCATGAGAAAATATAGCTTTAATGATTTTAGATACATCTGCTACGTAGAAGGAAAAGATAAAGCTATAGAAAAGCTGTTTGCCGAATTATTTGAAACAAGAAAGTTAAAGACCTTACAAAGGCGTATAAAAAAGAATGAAATGGATTTAAAGGCTATCTATGACGAGTATTTACAACATCTATCTATTGTTAATAATTAG